CGCTATGCAGAACGCAGACTGTTTGATAATCTTGGGATGTTCTATGAATGTTACACATATAGGTTATGATTCAAAGACATTCAGCCCCAAAAGCAAAAAAATTATGATCGACATTGATGCTAATGAGCTAGGTAAAGATATTTTTAAAATAGATTTGGCTATCAACTGCGATATCAAAGACTTCTTTAATGTATCACAAACATTTAAAGCAACCCCACCTCTCGAGTGGATTTCCAAATGCAAATATTGGAAAGATAAGTGGCCCATCTATCGACCTGATGTTCATCGATACGATGAGGGGGGTCTTAATTTATATGAAATAGTAGAAGGCATTAATAGATCGATGATGCCCAATGATTGCTTTATCGTTGATGCAGGACAACCTTGTTATATCCTTTCAAGTAACGGAAAATATAAAAAAGGATGTCGTTATATGGCACAAGCAGCACAAGGTGATATGGGATACGCCATTCCTGCATCAGTGGGTGTTCATTTCAGTAATCCTGATCTCAATATTATTTTGGTGATAGGTGAAGGCAGTTTTTATACTAATATGCAAGAGTTAGCTGTAATTAGACAACATAACATTCCTGTAAAGATTTTTGTTGTGAACAACGATGGGTATATGAGTATTAAACAAACGCAAGATAAATTCTTTGGTGGGCGTAGGTGGGGTGTTAGCGGATCAACAGGTGTTTACTTTGCTGACATTGCTAAAGTAGCAGCCGCGTTTGAGATACCTTATGTAAAAATAAATAACAACAAAGAGTTAGATGCAAGTATACAAAGCTTGATGAAAGAGAACAATCCTGTAATTGTAGAATTTATTAGCCAAAATATACTTGATGTGTTGCCTGCACAAGCAATCAAGCCTGATGGAACCCAAGGCGGGTTACATGATATGGCCCCCTTCTTATCATCCGATGAACTCAACCAAGAAATGCTTGTACAGATATGAAGATAGCTGTGTTAGGTTCACGAGGGTTTATTGGAAGAAACATATTAAGCCATTTGTCAAATGACCATCATGTTTTTCCTGTTACCAGAGATGATATAGATTTGTTAAATTATCAAGCAGTTAAGGAGTTTCTTGAAGGTGGGCAATTTGATATCATTATTAACTGTGCAGCAGTGATGACTCATAACGAATCTTTGCATGATGCTAGAAATAATTTTACAATTTTTATGAACTTCTTTAATAATTCCAACCTTTTTAAGAAGTTCATAAACACAGCTTCTGGTGCAGAATTTGATAGAGACACTGATATAAAAAATGTTTCGGAATCAGAAATTTTTCATCGTGCTCCCAAAGATAGTTATGGGTGGGGGCAAAACATGAAAGCCAGATTGTGTGCTCAGACAGAAGGGTTTTACAATATTAGAATATTTAACTGTTTTGGGAAAGGAGAACCTTTTAATAGAATTTTCCCCAAATTTTTAAGAGATAAACAGGTAAGTATAACTGGAGATAGATATTTTGATTACTTCAGTATTCAAGATCTTTTAAGCGTTGTTGAGCATTGTGTCTTAAACGATTGGCAAATCAAAGATATAAATGCTGTATATGAAAACAAATTTAAAATTAGTGAAGCGTTGCAACTGTTTTGTGAAGTTAACAACATAGAACAAAATTTTACTATTGCTAGCGAAAGCAATCTTAATTATACAGGTAGCGGAGTATTGCTCAAGTCATTAGGATTAAAATTAATAGGGTTAGAAGAGGGGTTTAGAAAATATCTATGAAAAAAATTGTTTATGTGACAGGTTGTTTGGGGTTTATCGGATACCATGTGACCAAGCAATGCCTTGATCGGGGTTGGTGGGTTCGAGGTATCGATTCTTGTACTTATGCGGCAAACATTCCTTTTCTGCAAAAATTACAAGAGTATGATCGCTTTACTTTTGAGAAGAAAGACATTAACGACCTTGAAAGACTCTATGAGTGCGACTACGTAATAAACACGGCGGCCGAAACGCATGTTGATAACAGTATAGTTAGTTCGCATGAGTTTGTTGATAGCAATATCAAAGGTGTGCATCATTTGCTTGAACTCATCAAACTGAAACCTGTAAACAAAAGACCCACGTTGATGCATTTCAGCACCGATGAAGTTTATGGAGATATTATTGATGGCTTTCATAAAGAAACTGATTTGTTGATTCCCAGCAATCCTTATTCTGCAACTAAGGCGGCGGCAGATATGTTAATTATTGCATGGGCAAGAACATACCAAGTGCCATATGTTATAATACGACCAACAAACAATTATGGTATTGGACAATACGTCGAAAAGTTCATACCTAAATCATGCAAGCATTTATCATTGGGAAGGCCCATAATTATGCATGATATGGGAGAGCCTAAAAGAACATGGTTACATGTATCTGATACTGCAAATGCAGTTTTAACTATTATTGAAAAGAAAGTTAAAAATGACATATTTAATATTTCTGGAAATTATGAAGAAAAGAACATTGTAATTGCAAAAAAACTTGTAAATATTTTCTTTAATGAATCTATAACCGATTACAGTCCATACTTTGATTTTTCAGAAAAAAGGCCCGGTCAAGATGTTCGATATGCAATCGATGATGCAAAACTTAAATCTCTAGGATGGACGCCTCAGGCATCATTTGACAATGAGCTCCCTTCTATTGTACAATGGTACAAAGAAAATTATATATGGTGACTTATGAAAATTGTTTCAATCAGTTCTTATGGAACTAACCCTCGATACATTATCGGGGCCCACAAGCAGTACGACCTGTGTAAACTATTTTATCCTGATTGGGAATTTAGAGCATATGTTGATGATGCATCTAATTACAACATGCCAGAAGCAAAAGTTATTGAAGTAAAGGATGGATCACACGGAGTCTTTTGGAGATTTGAGCCCCTATTTGAAAGTGATGATAACATTGTAATCGTTAGAGATTCTGACGGAAGAATAACACATCGTGAACAAATGGCTGTACAAGAATGGCAATCTTCAGATAAAAAATTTCATGTTTATCGCGACCATGAAGCGCATTTTGAATTTCCTGTCATTGCATGTGCTTTTGGATTGAAGGGTAAATTATCTGAAAACCTTCATCTGATCATGAAAGAATTTGCAACTAAGACAAACTATTATACGAATGATCAAGTATACTTGCGTGAATTTGTGTTTAAGGAAGTACAAAATAGTGTGATGATACACAGTATGCATGAGGGGTGGTTTGGAGAAACAAGACGGCGGTTAGTTAATCCCTTTTCATTTTGTGGCAATGGTTATGATGAATTTGATATGCCTTTATATCCTTCTTCATTACAAGAGATGCAAGGATTTGAACAAAAAAATCTAGACAAAAAATTTAAATTTGATAAAGGGGTTTTGATTTGAAATCTTACTTTATTTTACCTATTCATAATAAAGGTTATCTTATAAAAAATGTTCTGAGCGGAATTGTTGAATCTTGTTCTGGCAATTATCATGTAATAGCTTTGATAGACGGTTGTACAGATGACAGCGAAGAACAATTAACAAATTTCATTACAGAAAGACAACTAAAAAATTTTACCATTCTTAAAATGGATAATGTGCATGAAATTACTTGTTTGAATCATGGATTAACTCAAGTAAAAATGATGAACGCAGATCCCGATGACTTAGTTTTTACTGTTCAGGACGATGTTATTCTTCAGGAAAAAAACATAGATATTAAATTTAAAGAGCTTTTTGATTTTCATACTAATTTGGGTTATGTTTCAATGCGTATTGGCAGTGAACTTGTATACTCTGCGGATGGGCACATAAATGAAAAAAATTACATTGAATCGGAATTCGGTCATTGGAAACAATTAAACCTTTCACATTTTACTGTTGCCACCCACAACCAATTCATTAAAACACAAATTGCAATTCGTAGTCCAACGTGTGTTCAATGGAAGAGGTATTTAGAGGTTGGTTTTTATGATGCAGCCCTTGCACCGTGTGGTTATGATTGCCATGATTTTAGTATTCGGATGATAAAACATGGGTATCAAAATGGTATATATGCTTTAAAATACAGGAGCGATGTTGCTTGGGGAGGAATGCGAACTCAAGTCCCTTCTGAAATTAATAAAAAACATGGAGAAATTTATGAAAAAAATCGCAGATATCTTGGACTCAAGCACCGATCTTTCTTACTTACTCACTCAAAGTAAAATGTCCACTACGTATCGGGATCATACAGCGGAAGAGTTGAAATCACTTCCGATGAACGATGTTTATGAAATATTTTTAAATTCTTTTAGTGAAATGCCAGGTGAGTTAATAAAACATCGAGAATACTTTTCATCACAGGGAAGAGGGTTTGGAGAAGATGCATTTCATGCAATGTGGTACTACTTATTCGAACAATACAAACCCAAAAATATTCTTGAAATAGGAGTCTTTCGAGGACAAACGATTTCTTTATTTGAATTACTTTCCCGTCATTTTGACTATAAAGCAGAGGTTTGGGGGATTTCACCTTTGGGTGCGGTTAATGATTCTGTATCACAATTCCCAACAAATATAGAATATGAAAGTGATATTAAGTTAAATTATGCTTTCTTTAATTTAGGTGAACCAAATCTCTTGAAAGCATCATCAATAGAGAAAAGAGCAAGACAATTTATTAAATCAAGAAAATGGGATTTAATTTATATTGATGGAAATCATGATATGCCATATGTAATTTCTGACTATATGAACTGTGCAGATGCTTTAAATGAAAATGGACTTTTAGTAATTGACGATTCAAGTTTGAATAGAAATTTCAATCGTACAGGTTCATTTAAGGGTCATGTCGCACCTTCTGAGATAGTTGATAAAATAGCAATACATGAATTTGATTTAATATTGTCCGTTGGACACAACAATGTATTGAGAAACAAATGAACTCTTGTGTGACAATTGTTACTGCAACGACTTGTACAGATTATCTAAGAAAGAATCGTGATTCTGTAATCAGACAAACTTATACAAACATTCAACACCTTGTTGTCGTAGACGGACAACATCATATGAATAAGATGAGTAATGACCTTTCAGAAGAACTTTATTATGATCTTGCTGCAGATTTGATTGTTTTGCCTTACGCTACAGGTACTGAACAATATAATGGTCATCGAATTTACGGCGCTGCAACATATCTGGCAAAGGGCGACTACATCATGTACCTGGATGAGGATAATTGGCTGGAACCCAATCATGTAGAAAGTTTAGTAAATCTTTTACAAGATAATCCGAATGCATTTGCTTGTTCACTTCGTAAAATTACTGATATGGACGGGAACTTTATTTGTAATGATGATTGCGAGAGCCTAGGTAACTGGAAGTCAATTATCGATGATTACTTTGTTGATGTTAATTGCTTTTTTCTTCCGAAGCGATTGGCTTTGCAACTATCTCCTATATGGTATAGGCGAGCAAGACATCCGGAAGATCAACCAGAAGTAGATCGAGCATTGACAAATGTGTTACGTTCAAATAAAATACAATGCTTAGTATCTGGTGAGTACACAGTTAATTATAGGGCAGGCAACCGTGCTGATTCAGTTCAAGCACAATTTTTTATGAGAGGTAATGAGATTATGAATCAAAAATATAATGGAGATTTCCCATGGCGCAAGAAATAAAATATAAGTTTAATGAACCTGACCTTGTTCAGGAACTGAAGGCATACATTGATGGGACTTATGTAGAACATTACGCTCAAGGAAGAATTCAAACCACTGAGTTCATCCAAAGTAATGGTGGCGGTATTGAGTTTACAAGAGGAAACATCATCAAGTACGCTCAAAGGTATGGTAAAAAGGATGGACGAAACCGAAAGGACATATTGAAAGTCCTTCATTATGCGATTATAATGCTTCACACACATGACATTGAAACCGAACAGGAGAACCTAGATAATGAAAATCAGCCAAGAGACTATAAATATTCTGAAGAATTTCTCAACGATCAACACGAACATACTCCTTCGAACAGGTAACACTCTCGCAACAATCAATGCACCCAAGTCGATTTTTGCAAAAACGACTGTTGCAGAAACTTTTCCTCGCGAAGTTGCGATTTATGATTTGAATTCGCTTCTTCAGCTTCTTACATTCGCAGAAGATCAAGAGATTGACTTCGGCGAAAAGTCAATGAAAATCACAAACGATGTAGGCACCTTCGAATACTTCTATTGTGAACCTTCATTGATTGTTGCAGCACCTAACAAAAGCGTTGAAGTTGAATCCGTTTTCAGTTTTCGATTGACTGCAAAGGATATTCAATCAATCACTAAAACGGCAGGTGTTCTTGCCGCACCAACTATTTCTATCATCTCCAAGAATGAAAATGTTGTAATGAAGATTGGTGACAAGAAGAATGCATCGGCAAACAACTTTAACAAATCTATTGGCACCTCTGATGTTGACTTTGAGTGTAACATCTCATCTGAAAACTTTAAGTTGATGCCATTGGATTATGATTGTGTTCTTTCGAAAAAGCAGTTTTGTCAATTCAAAGCTGTGACTTCTGAGTTGTCGTATTTGATTGCTATGGAACCCGGGTCGACCATTTAATTGGAGCTTTATATTATGGATGTACGTGATGACCAGTTTCTGTGGGTAGAGAAGTATCGTCCTCATAATCTTGAGGATTGTATCCTACCCACAGAACAAAAAGCAACATTTCAAGAATTCATTGATAAAGGTGAAATTCAAAACATGCTTTTGTGTGGGGGGGCAGGCATGGGTAAGACAACTGTTGCTCGAGCTTTGTGTGAGGAACTTGGGACTGATTATCTAATTATCAACGGTTCAGAAGAATCGGGTATCGATGTTCTTCGCACAAAGATCAAACAGTTTGCATCAACAGTTTCCTTCACCGGCAAGACAAAAGTCATTATTCTTGACGAAGCAGATTATCTGAATCCTAATTCGACTCAGCCAGCATTGCGAGGATTCATCGAAGAATTCTCAAAGAATTGTCGTTTTATCTTCACGTGTAACTATAAAAATCGAATCATTCAACCCCTGCATTCTCGGTGTGCGGTGATTGAATTCAAATATACGAAAGCAGAAAAGCCAAAGATTGCTGCTAAGTTTATGAAACGAATTCAATTCATTCTGGAGAATGAGGGGATTGGATTTGATGAGAAGGTAATCGCTGCACTTCTGATGAAGTATTTCCCGGATTATCGTCGAATCATCAATGAACTACAAAGATATGCAGCATCAGGTACGATTGATGAAGGTATTCTTGCAAAGGTTGGAGAAGCTAACACACAAGAATTGATTGCATCATTGAAAGCAAAAGATTGGAAACTGATGCGCCAATGGGTAGTCAATAACATCGATAACGACCCGCAAGGTATGTTTCGTAAGTTGTATGATGATCTAGTTCCGCTTGTCAATCAAGTTCCTGAGTTGGTTTTGATTCTTGCAGATTACCAATACAAATCAGCTTTTGTTGCCGACCATGAAATTAATCTTGTAGCTTGTTTGACTGAGATTATGGCTACGGTGAAATTCAAATGACAGAAGAATACAAAATTCCTTCTATCTCACCTTTTGATTTTGTAAATGCAATCACAGAAAACAAAAAAGATCTAATTGTTGATGATTGGTCGGAGCGCCAGTACAATCCTTTTATTATAAATAAATCGTTAAGTTTTGGCGCGGATACCGTGATTCAAGCGAATGAAATGAATTCCAGACCTCACCTTGACAAAAGAATGCAGTTTGATTTTCTTCGGAATATTATACCCGCGAAGAAAAGATACAACAAATGGTTAAAGGGAGAAAAGCTAGAAGCGATTGATATAGTTAAAGAGTATTATGAATACAATACTGCAAAGGCACAAGACGTTGTCTCTATACTATCGCGTCAGCAAATTGATTCATTAAAACAAAAATTAAAAAAAGGTGGATTGAAAAATGGCTGAGAATATTTCATTTAACATTGATCTTGAAGGATATGTGCCTCTTGAGATCACTTTGAAGGAAGCAGATGACTTCCTCAAAGTAAAAGAAACGCTGTCGAGAATCGGTGTAGCTTCGAAGAAAGACAAAACTTTATATCAATCATGTCACATTCTGCACAAACAAGGACGATACTTTCTAGTTCATTTTAAGGAACTTTTTGCTCTTGATGGAAAGTTTGCAGATATCACTGATAATGATCTACAAAGAAGAAATACTATTGCAAAGCTATTGCAAGATTGGGGCTTAATCTCTATAATTAACGCTCCATTGTTTGATGACCAAGCACCTCTATCACAAATTAAAGTTTTATCCTTTAAAGAAAAGGGTGATTGGAACATTCAAACAAAGTATAATTTGGGCAAAAAACCTCGTAAGTCTAACTAGGAGAGTAAATTGAATAATGTTGTAAATATTTATCTGACACCAGACCAATTAAACTTTATTTTAACATGTGTCGCAAAAACTCCTTATGAGGTTTCTGCCGGACTGATTAATCAAATCATGGCACAAGCACAACCACAAATTGCTGCAATGCCAGCAACGGAAGAAACACCTGTAGAGGATGAGGAAATTAGTTCACAAGAACCACAAGTTTTGCAGTGATCTTGCATATATAATATATCCTCGGGATGGGGAACTAGGCTGGCACCCTAGTCAAATCTGCCACCTATGCCTTCGGGGTAGGACTTTTAAACTCGCTGAAAAGGAGAAAACAATGAGTTATATGCTATCAAATCTAATGCCTAAAGATTTTCAAAAATTGTTCGTCGGGTTCGATGACCAATACAATCGAATGGCAAAACTTCATGATGAACTCACTAAGGGGATTCCCAACTATCCTCCGTTCAATATCAAGAAAGTGAAAGAAGATCATTATGTGATTGAAATCGCTGTTGCAGGTTTCAGTAAATCCGAAATTGATGTTGAACTTGCAGAAGGTAAACTTATCGTCAAAGGTAACTCTTCTGATGATAGTGATCCTACGCTTACTAGTTGGATTCACAAAGGCATCGCCGACCGTAGCTTCACTCGCACCTTCCTTGTAAATGACCAAATTGAAGTCAAGGGTGCAGAGATGATTAACGGTATGCTTCGTATCTTCCTTGATCAAATTATTCCTGAGCATAAAAAGCCCAAGAAAATTGAAGTCAAAGAGAAGGGCGAAAAGCCAGTCAAGCAACTTTTGACAGAAGATACTAATCTGTAAAAGTTTAAAGGGGGGTTGACACGCCCCCCGTGCATCTATATGATGCATATATTGGAAGTGTGGCAGAGTCCGGTTTATTGCACTAGTCTTGAAAACTAGCGATCCTGCGAAGGGTCCGTGAGTTCGAATCTCACCGCTTCCACCAATTTCGGAAAGATGCCTGAGAGGTCTAAAGGAGCGGTTTGCTAAACCGTAGATCGTGTTAACTTGCGGTCCGTGGGTTCGAATCCCACTCTTTCCACCAAGTTGCAAGAAAACAACAAAAATAAAAAGTTCAAAAACCGCTTTACAACCCAAGATTTTGCATATATAATTAACCTGTTGAATGAATGAGCGGTAGGTAGCATTGGTGTGCGGCGGGGTCTTATAAACCCTGGAGATCGGTCAGATGGGCTGAAACGGAAGGGTTCGAATCCCTTACCTACTACCAGAATCTAAAGACCTCTCTAAGTCGTCAGTCAATTCTGATGCATGAGGCGAATAGGGAAAGGCGCTGGACAGTTGGGCGTCACGCTACAAAGCGCGGTGGGGCTTGTAGCAAGGACAAAAGTCCTGAATCGTACTTTAAAAATTTGCTTGCATTGCCCCGGTGACGGAATTGGTATACGTGTTGGTCTTAGAAGCCAAATTTTGAGAGTTCGAGTCTCTCCTGGGGCACCATATTGAAGCATACTAAATCGAAAGCGTCCTTAGAACAGAAGTGACTGTCTGGTGAGCACGCAGGTAGAGAGGTGTAAAAAGCCCCCGCTTGTCACGGTTACCTCAAGTGTGTTTCAATATGGTGCAGGAAGCTGTGTAGGCTTCACTGATGAGAGCGGGCTTAATTAACCTGTGTTAGTCAGTGCTAGGGAAATTGCGCTACCCGATTGCGAAGCCGCTTACATGCCGAGTTCGAGTCTCGGACCATATTGAAACACATTTACACTGCGGCGTTCTGTCCATCCCTGCTTCGAAACAGGATATCGCCAAGCATTTCAAGCCCCGGTCGCTCCGGTCTGATGCCTAAAAAAGAGATGGTCGAGTGTGTTTCAATATGGAAATGAGTAGACGGCGAAGGTGGTGAGTGTCGCGGCGGACTGTAAATCCGTTACTTAGGAACCGTTGGGGGTTCGAATCCCTCTCTACTCACCAAGATTCTGCGGATTAGAGAAAAGGTATCTCATCAGTCTCATAAGCTGAAGTTGATGGTTCGATTCCATCATCCGCAACCAATAAATGGTTCCATAGTATATCGGCGAGTATAGCGCCCTGTCACGGCGCAGGATCGGGTTCGAATCCCGATGGGACCGCCAGTTTGGGGGTATAGCTCAATGGTAGAGCAAGATGCTTTTAACGTCGAGGTTGAAGGTTCGAGTCCTTTTGCCCCTACCAAATTTGTTGGTCTATGGTGTAATGGTAACACTACGGATTTTGATTCCGTCATTCTAGGTTCGAATCCTAGTAGGCCTGCCAAATACGCACCGTTCGTCTATCGGTTTAGGACACTACCCTTTCACGGTAGGAAGAGGGGTTCGATTCCCCTACGGTGTACCAACAACGGTGTCTATAGTGTAATGGGAGCACCACTCTCTGTGAAAGAGTGAGGATGAGATCGAAACTCATTAGACACCCCAGGCTTCGTTAGTTTAATGGTAGAACACCGCCCTTACAAGACGGTCACGGCAGTTCGATTCTGTCACGAAGCACCAGTTTGCCGCTTTAGCTGATGTGGTCATAGCAACGGTCTGAAGAGCCGTGGAACTTGGTTCGATTCCAAGAGGCGGTACCATACCGGATTAGCTCAGTGGTAGAGCAGTGTGTTGATAACGCATTGGTCACTGGTTCAATCCCAGTATCCGGTACCAGTTTTATTCCAGTGTAGCTCAGAGGTAGAGCAGTTGACTGTTAATCAATTGGTCGTTGGTTCGATCCCAGCCACTGGAGCCAAATATATAGTTAGTGGGGAAGTGGCGCATTATATAGACAACACGCCTATTTTTAAATGACAGCAATGAACGTCGAGATGACAGTCCTATTGTGCCCCTTATGAAAGATTTGCAGGATTAGTTTAATGGTAAAACTACAGCCTTCCAAGCTGATGTTATCGGTTCGATTCCGATATCCTGCTCCAAAATGAATTTGGGCTGCTAGTGATAATGGGAGCACGCCGCCTTTGCACGGCGGAGGTTGGAGTTCGATCCTCCAGCGGTCCACCAATTGGTGAGATGGATGAGAGGCTTAAATCAACGGTTTGCTAAACCGTAGATCGTGTTAACTTGCGGTCCGTGGGTTCGAATCCCACTCTCACCACCAAAATCTCGGTGTAGTGTTAATGGCAGCACGTGGATCTCCAAAATCTAAAGTTGCGGTTCGAGTCCGTACACCGAGGCCATCAGTTGACAGGCTAAATAAAATTTAGTATAATTTTTAAATGCTGGATTAGCACAGTGGTAGTGCAATCGCCTTGTAAGCGATAGGTCGATGGTTCGAATCCTTCATCCAGCACCAATTTCTCGGATTGGGATAATAGGTAGTCCACTACGTTTGGGGCGTAGAAGGTGCAGGTTCGAGTCCTGTGTCCGAGACCAGTTTAACATAGGTGAGATGATGAACATTGATCAAGTAAAAACTTTCATCGAGGGACAGCCGATCACAAGTAAAATCTATATCGGTGGCGATTCAGAAAGATTTAAAATCAAAGGCGTTTGGTATGCCGACTATACTTTAGTGGTCGTGATTCATATCGAAGGAAAGCACGGATGTAAAATCTTTGGAGAAACCATTCGTGAGAAGGACTATGATCAACGCAAAGACAAACCTAGAATGCGACTAATGAATGAAGTTTATAAGATTGCCGAATTATATCTTAAGTTGGCTGAGGTCCTAGATGATCGAGAGGTCGAAGTTCATCTGGACATCAATCCAAATGAAGATCATGGAAGTTCATGTGTTATAAATGAAGCAGTTGGATACATCAAAGGTATGTGTAATGTTATTCCGATGGTTAAGCCTAATGCTTTCGCGGCGTCAGGTGCAGCAGATAGGTTCAAGCATATTTTATGTCACACAAAAGCAGCATAACGGAGGAACAAACCGATTGGCGACGGTACCTGTCTTGAAAACAGTTGAGTGTTAATAGCGCCTTGGGAGTTCGACTCTCCCTTCCTCCGCCACGGGCCTATAGCTCAGATGGTTAGAGCAGCGGACTCATAATCCGTTGGTCGTTGGTTCGAACCCAACTGGGCCTACCAAATATTTGGAGTTAATTATGAAAGTTGTTTTGAATAAGTGTTTCGGTGGTTTTGATCTCTCAGATGAAGCAAAACAGTTGTATGCAGAATTGTCAGGTAAATCAATGCAATTTATCGCAGACTTGTGGAGGCTTCAAGGCTCGCGCGAATTGACGGTGTTTCGATCTGATCCTAATCTAGTGAAAGTTGTAGAAACGTTAGGTGAACGTGCCGACACAAAATTCTCAAGTCTTAAGATTATCGAAATTCCTGACGGCATCGAATGGCACATTCAAGAATACGATGGCAATGAATGGGTAGCTGAAAATCATAGGACATGGAGATAATCGTGAATAAAAACTTACAGAAACTTGCGAAGAAAGCAGGATTTGTTTTTTGGTCGGATGAGTCTTGGGGTCCAGGAAAAAATCACATCGATTGGGCGAATGAATATGATGAAGACTTTGAAAAGTATTCTTATCTTCTGATTCAAGAGTGTGTGAATCTAGTCAAAGAGTCTGACAATAAATTAGAGTGCCTAGAAAAAATTCACAATCATTTTTTCGTATCAAAATAAATCATGACGCTACCTTACGAAAGAGTTAATTCGGTCAATAGAACTCGTCAATTTTTACGAAGTTTATTAGACCCAAAAGAAACACCAAGAATTCCAAAACAAATTCGGCAGCAAGCCGCGAGTCTACTCAGGCATTTTCCAAATGAATATGATATGGGCCGCGCTTGCGAACCCATCAATGAAAATCATGAGCCGGTCTTTGGCAAAGATCCATGGCAAACAAAAACTGATGTCGTGTCATAACAACACGTATCTTGACAAAGCTTCTGGCATCTATTACAATAGACCATACTGAAATTCAGGAAACTACATCATGGGAACTAATTATTACGTTGCTAAAAATCTCTGTGAATGCTGCAACCGATATGATGAAGAATACCATATCGGTAAATCTTCTGGTGGTTGGGCATTTTCTTTTCATGGTTATCGACCTGAACGGCTTGTAAGCTGGCAGGCGTGGAAAGAATTTCTCAAAGATAAAGTTATCATGGACGAATACGGAGAACGTATCGATTACGATTGGTTCGTTCAGTATATCGAAAGCGAGAAATCTCCAGGATTTATTCGTAATGATGGGCGAAGGAATCTACAACATAATGATGAAGGGCGAAAACCTGACAAGTTTGGTTATACATGGTTCAATCCTGAATACGATTGGGATGATCCTGATGGGTATGCTTTCTGTAGCAGGGAGTTTTCATGAGCATCGAGGCCATGAAGCAGGCACTGGAGTTTATTGCTGGACTTGGTCGCAACCATTGGGGTAACCGCAGAGCGGTGATGGACAACCTCCGCGCTGCCATCGAGCAGGCTGAGAATAAACTTGGTGATGAAGATCAACTAATCTATAATGCATGGCGTGATTCAGAAGCATATCAAGTACCTATGACAGAAGAAGGTATGAGACTTGCGGGAATCAGATTCGAGACTTTTCGCAAAGGCTGGGAATATCATAGGTTCTACCTAGAACATGGTGATGTTTTTATGAAAGATTACCTTGAACATGGACCGAGGTGTGAAGATGAATGATAATTGGTGGGTCTTTCCCGTAGCAGGTTTAACACTTGCGGCTATTATTTTACTAATTGTTGTTGGTGGCAAGTTGGAAACGTCGCGTATTTACAACAACTGTCTTGACAAGAACGGCTCTATGCTGTATACTGATGCTGTTAAACATTGCAAAGAGATTGTGAAGTGAACGAACGAATTCGAGAATTGATGATGGAGAGTTGGAAGAATTTTCCTACGGTGTTCGATGCCGAAAAATTCGCCGACCTCATCGTAAGTGAGGCTATCGGCGTAGTTCAGAAGAGGTACATGGGCGACCTAAACCGCGAGGACATGGAAGTCCGTCGGTGCGTCGCTGACCTAAAGAAACACTTTGGAGTCAAGTAATGCTTTTTGTTAGACCAAAAATACTATACTATGTCTTATTGTACAAACCGAGAACTTTTCCCGATGGTGGTTGGACTAACTTTATTGCTACACCATATCTTGGTAAAGCACGATATTATGCTAAGAAACTAAAACGACCACACCGTCAAATTGATGTACGGGTTCGTGGTAAGCGTAAAGCGTATGTTCTAAAAGGAAGTTGGCTATGAACTTCATCAAGTGTCATAAATGTGGGCGTGAAGAACCTGCGTTTGACTATGCACATATCTGTGGTCCGGTAGAGATAAGACAACCTAACAAACGAATTGAACTAACAAGGCCCGACGGAACACCTTATCTAACACTTAGAAAAGATAGTCGGCTTGCCTATATTCAAATTCATGATTACGATTACTTCGGTGATCCTGTAGAATTTAATTTCGATGTTAGAACAATTCCTATGTTGATTGATGGGCTAATTCAACTGAGAGATACAAATGAATAAACGAATTGAAGAACTAGCACAATGCAATGAACGCATTCTAAATTTCTTTCAAACAGGTCCCGTTCAACGTGCTGCCATTGAAGAATTTGCCGAGTTGATTGTTCGGGAATGTAATCGTGCTGTGCTTGAAGTGCCTTGTTACTACAAAGATTACCGTAGTCAAATTGAAGGGGCAGTTATCAATGACTGTGCCCGTTCGGTACTCGAACATTTCGGAGTTGAATAATGAACCAAGAAATTCTACGTTCACTTGAAAAAGGAGCAGAAAAGCAAACATTAGATTTGCCATGTCCCCTAGATGATGCTGACTATACTTCTATTTTCAATGAAAATCTTGTAAAGTTGGCTATTCAAGAATGTATTGACACAGTATTGGATTGTAGTGTACAATACACCACAAGACCACGGATTGCTGAAGAATTGAAACAACATTTCGGAGTTGAATGATGGATGAAACAATTTACCTTCTTATTGGGTATGCACTAGGTATTATCATCGGCTACATTATCTGGGCACCCGATACGACCTTTAAGCGGAATTTTGTTGATGGTCTAACTCTACGTTTTCTTTGGGGTCGGCGATGAACGAACGAATTCGAGAACTTATGATGCAGAGTTGGAATACCTATTACAATGAAGAAGTAAATGGCACACGGTTTCCAATTGTGCAAAAATTTGATGCAGAAAAATTCGCTGAGTTGATTGTTCAGGAATGTGTTAATGTATTGAGAGAAGAATCCGAAAGACTCTATAAACTATCAGCAGAAGAAAAAGACGAACTCTTTGCCAGTAATTTCGAAATCTGCGCTGAGAAATGTTGGGATAATGAAGTGATGATTAAAGAACATTTTGGAGTTAAAGAATGAGCCAAGTAGTAAGAGCAATTGAAGCACATGATACCGGTGAACGAAAACTTATTAAAGAAAGTTTCTCTACTCTGTTCCAAGATGTATTCAATATCAAGTCACATACACAAGACCTAAGAGGAACTGAAGGTATTGCTAAACAATATCGAATCAGTGTCACAATTGGTTCCCAAGTACATGTAAGTGATCTTGATCTTCTCCAAGAAGGCGGTGACACACTAGAGGAAGCAATTCACCGTACCAAGCGCCAAGTGATTGAAGCCATCTATGGTGAGTTTCGACAAGACCTGATGATGGTTGAACGTGCAATGTATGATCGAGATTTTCAGAAAGCACGAGATTATCTAAGGATTCTAGAACAAAAAATGTTTGGGATTGAATGATGCCTTGGTATAAAAAGCTGTTGTATATTCTTATAGCACCGTTTATTATCGGTGCTTGGTGTATTATGAATCCCCGTAAAGTGTGGGAACAGGCTAAAAAAGATTTCGGAGTAGAATGATGAAATTTATTACCTCACTTATATCATGGATCATCATGCCCATTGCCATAGTTGTAGTCGCATATGATATAGCCAAATGCTTTGTAGAGAGTAAGATCCTTAAATGAACGAACTGATTCAAAAATTTGCGGAACAAGCAGACCTCTTTGCTGATTCCAAACTTCAAATGAAGGGTGAATATCATCCTGATTGGCACGACATTCGTGATGAAAAGTTTGCCGAGTTGATTGTTCGGGAATGTATGCGAATGTGTGAAGTGGCTGAAGTTGGATTGCTTACTCACGGGCTTAAGGAACAATCATACGGAGCCGTTGGTGCTAAACAACATATTAGTGATTGGTTTGAGGTTGACAGATGAGTAAAATCGTGTTATCATGTGGGCATGAAGTTGATGACTTTTATCATGTGCATAATGTTATGACCAAAGCAACAGACCGCGAAGGTAATAAAGCCATTGCATATCAGGCTGTATGCGGTCCTTGTGAAGATCAATATCGTCAACATGGTGAAATTTTTAATAACATTGAAGATGCTGAAGAATGGCTTGAACGGAAGACTTGATGATGAACGAGCAATTTCGAAAACTTGAAAAACAATGTTGGGACTATCAAACCAATCATTTGAATGCTGATAAGTTCGCCATGTTAATTGTGCAAGAATGCATTGCACAAGCACATGCGGTATCTGAACTGCGCGGTATTACTGAAGATATGAAATATGGCGCAGATATTTCTGCCGTTTTAATTGCACGACATTTTGGAGTCGGTCGTGATTTGGTTTAAAATTATGTTTTTCTTGTTAGCACCTCTAATTCTCTATTGGCAATATAAAGATGTCCAGAAACTATTTGCAGGAATGGAAGTGCTATACGAAAATCAACTGAGTATCGTGGAGCAACAAAGAGAACTTGCTGCAACTCAGACAGAAATCATACGCGAATTGAAAATCGAACCACAACATCAAGTTAATCCACGTCCACCTAAAAATACATTACGAATAGTTCAGACTAATAGTACCGTAAAGTATGACAAACTGGATTTGTTTTGTATGGCAAAAAATATCTACCACGAGGCTGCACATGAACCGGAGATTGGTAGATATGCTGTAGCACAGGTGACATTAAATCGTAAAATGAATCCTCGCTATCCAAAAAAGATTTGTGATGTTATCATGGATCCTTTCCAATTTAGTTGGGCGAATGATAAGAAGATCCGCTGGACTCATCCTAAAGGTCGCGCATGGGAAGAGGCTAAGCGTATTGCAGAAGATGTCATCATATATGGCTATCGCGTGAAAGGTCTCGAACACGGACTTTTTTATCATGCTGATTATGTTAGTCCTCGCTGGCGCGATAACAGTGCTCATATAACACAAGTGGGTCGGCATATTTTTTATAGTCGTGCTCTTTAATATTGGAGTAAATAATGAAACTAAGTGAACTGCATCGATTGGTGAATGCTCATCACAATGAAGAACGTATGATGCGTGAAGATCCAGAAGTTGTAATTCAAATTAAACTTCCATACTCTACTGTAGGTGCTCATCCTACAGTTAAGATTAAACACATTGGTATGGGATTTGACTGGGACGCAGGTAAGTTCATTATCACACCAGAAGAAAACCTCTCACCTGCTGACCGTGACTTTGCTGAACAGATGCGAAAGATGCAGGATGATTTGGGTTGGGCAAAGTATGAGAATCGTAATCTCAAAGCAGAAATTAAAAAACTGAAGAAACAACATGGAGCACCATGATGAGTGAAGAAAGACCTTGTAGAGATAAAGAATGGTGGGAACATTATCCACTGCATAAATGGTGGTGTAATGATGTATGCCCATTGGTGCCTCGATGGCATTACCGAGAAGGTGATGAGTGGAACGCAAACAATTGGAGTGTTCACTGGTTGATCTTCCAAGTTTGGACGATGGAACACTTTTCGTTTGGTGTGGATGCTGGGTTAGACCCAAATGAACTTTATGTTGGTGCTATCTTGCCCTATCTAAGAATTACAGTTGGTGTAAGGCATTGTTATTCCAATTGGCAAAGTAAAATTACAGAATTTCTGCGAAGAAAGCCTGCAATTAAAGAACCAAATTATGACTGAAGGTGACGATATGGCTACGCAAATTGATATTAGTGGTGAAATTGCAGATGGTATCACGGTTCTCAATCTGAAAGAACATCGAGATTACCTTACAAAAGAACTTGAAGGATACGAGAACGGCCAATGGTTACATCCAGATGATGTTGTCATGAGTAAACAGACGGTTGCGGCTATTGATGCTGTACTCGAATATTTTGGTC